ATCACCGGCGAGTCGGAGCGCGTTGCCTGACGCCTGGGTGCGACGGATTTTTGAGCGCATGGAGGATCGCTACGGCGACCAGTGGGCGCAGAAATTCGGGTCTGTGCCGACGCATCGAATGGCGGCAACGTGGGCGGCAGACCTAGCGGACATGAGCGGACCGGAGATTGCGCGCGGTCTAGACGCCTGCAAAGACTCGCGGTTTCCGCCAGGAGTCGCCGACTTCCGGGAGATGTGCCGGCCGCAACTCGATCACTCGGCGGCGCTTCTTGAGGCAATCGAGCAGATGCAGCGCAGGGCCAGCGACAACGACGCATGGAGTCACCCGGCGATCTATTGGGC